GGCGATGTGAGCTCACCACAACCTTTGGAAGTCGGTGCCGGTAAGTACCTTACGGCCGATTTACAAATTAGCACCTATTACACCGACTAAGGAGAAACCATGCCAACAACAATAATCACGGGCAGAGACATCACTTTCACCATTGATGGTGATAATTTTGATGCTCAAGCTACATCAGCGACTTTGACAGTTGATTCAACAATCAACACTTATCAAACACTTGATGGAAAAGCGTATTACACAACAGACACTCAAGGCTCATTTGCCGTTGAGATGTTAGCCGATTGGGGAGCTGCGAATTCATTGTGTGAAGCACTTTGGACAAGCGCAACAAACGCACCAAACACCGGCCTATCGGTTATTTTTGGAGCAGATTCAGGCGCATCATTTGCGTTTGATGTTCAGCCAATTCTGCCATCAGCTGGCGGCGCCGCACCAGATGCACAAACTGTTTCGCTTGCTTTCACATGCGTAACAACACCTGTTTTGACAATTAGCTAACAAAGGAGATCGGGAGCATGAAACTAGCAATTACGATTGAATACACGGATGGCAATGCTGAAACATACATTGCACATCCAGCAGAATGGGCAAAATGGGAAAACAAGACTGGCAACACGATTGGACAAGCTCAAGACAAAATGGGCGTGTCCGATCTGTTGTTTCTTGCATACCATGCAATGAAAAGAGAAATGGCCGGCAAACCAGCCAAGCCATTTGAGATTTGGTGTGAGACTGTTGCTGACATAATTGTTGGTGATGCAAACCCAAAAGCTATAAGTCCGGAAGCATAAATAGGATTCTGTGGGAGGTAGCCATTGCAAGTGGCCAGCCTCTTAGCGAATTTAAAACAGCTGAGGATTTATTAACTGCAATTGAGATTTTGGAGAGGCGAAATGGCTGAGGATACGGTTGCTTTTGACAAAGCTGAATTACGATCAATCATTTATGCTTTTAAAGGCATGGATGATGAAGCTGTTACAAAAGCCAAAACTGTTTCAAATGGGCTGGCTACTTATTTGCAAGGCAAGATCATTGCAAAGGCTCAAGGCCGAGATTTGCCATCAAAGCGAATTGCCGAAGGTTCCCGCGTAAGTAAATCATCTAAGATTGGCGAGATGTCATTTGGTTTTGCCTCACAAAAATTTTCAGGCGGTGGCACAACTCAGCAACTTTGGGGTGGCTATGAATTCGGATCAAACAAATTTAAGCAATTCCCAATTTGGTCAGGCCGTCAAGGTCGAGGTTCAAAAGGTTGGTTTATTTATCCAACGCTCAAGGCAGAACAGCCTCAAATTGTTAGCCAATGGGCTGAAGCGTTTTCACAGATTGTGAAGGTATGGTAAATGGCCGCTCAAGGATCAAGAACGCTCAAACTTTCCTTATTGGCAGATGTTGCTGAATTTACAAAAGGCATAAAAACCGCTGGCACAGATACTCAATCAATTGGTGATCAATTTACAGCATTTGGCAAAAAAGCCGCTTTGGCTTTTGCCGCTGCGGCAACCGCAATTGGTGCTTATGCAAAAGTAGCCATTGAAAATGCGGCAGCTGATGAAAAGGCTCAGCGCAATCTTGCACTTACCATTGAAAACACAACAAAGGCCACAACTGCTCAAATTGCAGGTGTTGAAAAATACATAAGCGCAACCAGCGTGGCAATCGGTGTGACGGATGACGAATTGAGGCCGGCATTTGCTCGTTTGGTCCGTTCAACAAAAGATGTTGAGGATGCTCAAAAATTACTTAATCTTGCATTGGACATTTCATCAGCTACCGGCAAACCTTTGGAAGCTGTGGCAAATGCATTGGGCAAAGCCTATGATGGCAATTCAGCCTCTTTGGGTCGTTTAGGTTTAGGTATAGATCAATCAATTCTTAAGTCAAAAGATTTCGATCTAGTCTTTAATACGCTTACCGAAACTTTTGGCGGTTTTGCCGATAACGAAGCACAAAGCGCGGAGAAGGCTTTTGCCCGTATCAAAATTGCGAGCGATGAAGTTCAAGAACAGATTGGCGCGGCTTTATTGCCAGTCATTCAAGAACTGACAACTTTTATACTCACCGATGTTGTTCCTGTCGTTCAAAGTTTTGTTAATGGACTTACTGGCGATGATGGCCTTACAGATGGTTTGAGCAAATCGGAAGTTTCTGCAATTGCATGGGGCAAAAAAATTAGAGAACTTTTTACAATTATTATTAAATTCAAGGATGAATTGATTGTTTTAACCGCCGTGATTGCAGGTGTTTTTGTTACTTCAAAAATCGCTGCGGGTGTAACAGCAACGATCCTTTTAATTAACAGTATGATTAAGGCATACAACCTTTTAAAAGCATCAGCCATTGTCGCTAGTATTACATCAGCATTTGCGTTGAATCCATTACTAGGAGTAGGAGTTGTTGCACTAGGTGCCTCTGTTTTAGCAGGTGCCAATGCGCTGGCAGGTAGATCAAATACACCGGAGGCTGATTTGCCGGGTGCTGGTGGCGATGCTGGCTTTTCCGGAACAATGCCAAATGGCAAACCATTTGTGAGCGGTTCGGGTGTTGCTGGTGCTGGTGCTGGTGGCGCGACAACAGGTGGCGCGACAACAGGTGGCGCAACAACAGGTAGATCAACATCAACTATTCCAAAAATCGTTGTGCCAATTTTTGACTCAGGCCGAGCAGGTAATTACCCATCGAGCGGTTTTCCGGGTTCTGATACAAGTTTTGATCCAAATCGTGTCGGCATGACATCAGCTGGCCAAGCACCAACAATTAACCTTACGGTCAATGGTGCAATAGATTCAGAAGGTACAGCCCGGACAATCATTAATACATTAAACGACAGCTACTATCGCGGCACCGGCGGCGCGGGTAATTTCCAAACAGCATGAGTATTTTTAATCCAGTTTGGCGCGTGACAATTAACGGCGCGCAATACCAAACGGCTATTTTGGCCAATCTAACAATTCAAAGCGGTCGGACAAACATCTACGAGCAAGCGCAAGCCGGTTATGTCAATCTTGAGCTAATTAACCTTGATCAATCCAATGTGGTCATTGAAATCAACAATGCGCTGACCATCGAGCTGCAAGATTCGACAGCTACATTTGTGCCAATCTTTGGTGGATCGGTCGTTGAGGTTGGCATCGCCGTGGCTGAGGTTGGATCGGTTGATTATGCCCAGCGCATAAAAATCATTGCTTTAGGCGCATTGGCCAGATTGCCAAAAGCCTTGACCAATGGTGTTTTGTCACAGGATTTTGATGGCGATCAAATTTTAACTATTTTGAGCGATCTGTTGGTCAATTCATGGAATGAAGTACCGGCAGCTTTACAATGGCAAACTTATGAGCCAACTACCCAATGGCAAAATGCGGAAAATACAGGATTAGGCGAAATCGACACACCCGGCAATTATGAGCTCGCACAGCGGTCATCTAGTCGGACAGATGTATATTCATTGGTTGCAGCTTTGGCCACATCAGGATTGGGCTACATTTATGAATCGCCAACGGGCCAAATCGGGTATGCCGATTCAACTCATCGATCAACTTATCTGGCAACAAACGGCTATGTGGATTTAACAGCAAATCAGGCAATTGCACCGGGTTTGAGTATCCAACAGCGTGCCGGTGATGTGCGAAATGACATCACCATTAAATACGGCCAAAATAGCAACAGCGAAACAAGCGCAAATGATCCAGATAGCATTGCCGTTTTTGGGCAATTGTCACAAATTTTTACAACAACGATCAAACATTTGGCCGATGCCGAGGATCAAGCTGATTTTTATTTGGCTTTAAGATCGTATCCACAGTTTAATTTTAACGACTTTACATTTGAGCTGACAAACCCAGAACTGGATGATGTCGATCGGGATGCCTTGATCAACATTTTCATGGGCATGCCTACGCGGATCACCGATTTGCCTTTAAACATGTCTGCCGGCACTTATTTGGGTTTTGTGGAAGGTTGGACATGGCGTGCCGCATATAACAGCGTTTCTGTCACGGCTATCATTTCACCATTGTCGTTCAGCTTGCAGGCCATGCAATGGCAGGATGTACCAATAGCAGAATCATGGAACACAATCAGCGGAAGCCTAATTTGGGCTGATGCGTTAGTCGTAGCATAAGGAGGAAACATGAGCAATCCAACAACACCATTTGGCTGGCAAATGCCAACGGCAACAGATTTAGTGACCGATCTGCCAGCTGATTTTGAGGTTTTTGGTCAAGCTGTAGCAACATCGATGGGCGATTTATTAGGTGGCACATCTGGTCAAATTCTGGCAAAGAATTCAAACACCGACATGGATTTTGTCTGGATCGCAAATGATCAAGGTGACATCACAGCCGTGACAGCTGGCACCGGCATTTCAGGCGGCGGCACATCTGGAGCTGTAACAATTACAAACTCAATGGCAACGGCCATCGATGCCAAAGGCGATTTGGTTGTCGGTACAGGTGCCGATGCATTTAGCCGTTTGGCTGTAGGTGCTACCAATGGCATGGTTTTGACAGTAGATAGTGCCGAAGCAACAGGTTTAAAATACGCGGTGCCAACAGCACCACCAACAATCAAAACAGTTCGAAAGTCATCAGATCAGACAGTTACATCAAGCACCACATTGGTTAATGACAGTCAATTAAAATTTGCTGTGGCAGCTAGTGAAACATACATTTTTCAAGCGTGGCTCTACACATACGCAGCGGATGGCACCCCAGACATTAAGGTGACATTTACCGGGCCAGCCGGATCAACTGTATTTTGGTCATCTAGCCAGGTAATTTTTAACGCTGGAGGTTCAACGACTTTGACAGTAGTAGCACCCGGAGCAACAACAGCCGATTTGTTCGTTGATTCTAATCTACGCGCAATTCAGTTATACGGCACAATCCTCAACGGCGGCACAGCTGGAGATTTACAGTTCCAATTTGCACAAAATACAAGCAGCGCAAACGGCACATCCGTCAAAGCTGGATCATCTATTTTTGGAATTAAGGTGTGACATGAGCAAAATTACAACAACAAACAAAATCAACATCGATCAATTGAGCCATGAGTCAAAGATTGACATGAACATTGTGTCTGATCCAGATGGCACAACAACAATTGAATCATCCGTAAAGCAAGATGTTTTAGAATCTTTTGTTGCAGCTCATCAAGCCGATGACAAATGGATCAATCCAACGCCACCAAAGGCCGAGCCAACGATTTCCGACAAATTAGCCGGGATCGGACTTTCAATTGACGATTTGAAAGCTGCATTGGGTGTCTAATTTTCCACAAGGCACATTGCCGCGTTTGATTCAGGTTGCGCTGGCCGAGGTTGGCACAGCTGAAACTGGCAACAATGAGACAAAGTATGGCAAGCACATGAAGGCCGACAAGCTGCCGTGGTGTGGGTCATTTCTCAATTGGTGTGCAGATCAAGCTGGAGTGGATGTGCCAAATGTGGTCAGCAC